CCCGTATCTTTAGGAGTCGCTTCTTTAAGAGCATCTACTACTTTTTGCGCATAACTCCATAATATTTCGTTATAATCGACTTTAAGAAGGAGACGATTCAGAAATTTAAGAGTTTTCGCAAATTCTCCACTACTCTCTATAGTAACTCCCATAATCGTCTCCTTTCATATCAGCCTTTTGAGTGCATTGCTTTCCTACGAGCCTCATTAAGTCTGTCGTAATCCTGACGAATCTCATTTGCAGACATCTTCTTTTGGCCCTTAGGATCATTCTTAATCTCACAAATCCGAACTAGTGTTAACAATCTATTCAAATGCCATTTCTGACATTCAAAAGGTATGTTCATGGCTGTCATCCAATAGTAAATGAGTTCTGATGTAACAGCTTCTCCACTATTGTTTCCGCCTTTTCTACCACCATGATTATTAATTGTGCTAGCAGTAGCTGGGTTGTTAATGTAAGTATTAATCTTATCGAATTCAGATTGTGGTATTCTTTTAATCATTTCGGAATCTACTGTGGTTGGTGTAACAACCATGCACTCAACATAACTAAGCATCTCTTCTACAGTTTTATCCTTAGTTTCCAAGAACGGCTTACACCAAATAGATTCCCATTTAGAAACTGAGAGTAATGAATGCTCAAGAGTTAACTCACAACCTTTTGTGGCTGTTCTATAGATGAATTCTTCCTTCTCTTCGTCCCATAGCTGATCCTCTTGATCCGGTATTTTTATCTTAAGCATTTGTTACCTCTTTATTCAGGACGACGGAACTGCTTAACCTGAGGAGGCTGATGGTCCTGAGGTTTAATTTTTTCATTAAGATTTTTAGGAATAATCCCCTTACAGAACTCTGCGATCTTAGCCTCACTCTCACAAATATCGTCCATTAATGCATCATACGAAGGTGACTGTCTCCATATGTCAGCAAGTCTGTGACCTTCTGCATCTTTCTTAAGATGGTACTTACCATCGGGTGAAAGCTCACCATATGCTGCGAGAACGATCTCAACAAAGGTCTTATAAACTTCTTTATTGTCCTTTGCCTTGATCATCTTATCCAACATGTTTTTGTAACCGCCATCTACAGACATCTGCATATCTGAAAGCTCGGTTTTAGAAAGATTAAAGTACAGATATTCGGTTCTAATTGTGCCAAGATAGTCTTCGTATGTAATAGTCTTCTTTAACATGGTTAATCTCCTTTCGAAATTGGGCTCATTTTGAGCATGAATAAAACGTCCCCGAGCCACCTACAGGACGTAAGCAGCTCGGGAGCCTGGAATAGAACAATTACTTAAACTGCTGCACTAAGAATGGTGTAAACTTCGTCAGGAAGAGGAAGTCTAGCATCTACAGCACCGGTCTCAACCTTCTCATAGTAGGTCTTAGTAAGATCAGCGGTTGTATCCTCAGAAAGGATGTAAACAGTACCAACCTTCTCATACCAACCTTCAGATGCAGGGTTATCGGAAGCGATTGCGCTTACTTCGGTGTAAGTTACAGTTGCTTCAGTACCGTAAAGGATAGCTTCGATAGCATCGAGCTGAGCCTTAGTAACCTTGGTAGAGTCGATCTCAAGGTGAGAAGTAGCCTTAGCATTGTCAATTACAGTTACAGGAATAGGAGTGGTCTTGAAAGCATAAGACATTGTCTGAGCTTCAGGAGACTCGTTAATAGTTGAACGAGACTTCTCAGAAGGTGAAGCGGTTGCGTTGTATACAAGATGAAGAACGTAACCAAGCTCAAGTCCTTCGGTATCGTTTCCAAGAAGTGATCTGTAAGAAAGACCAAATGCCTTTCTGTTCTGCTGCGCGATTGTAACACCATTAAGAAGGGACTTACGTCCATCACACTCTTTCCACTCATCAGGATAGGTATAGCACTCAATAGTACCACCGAAGTTCTCGGCACCACGAAGTGAACCGTACTTGATGTTATCTGCGTAAAAGTCCTGAGCGTCACCGCCTTCAGGAGACTCGTTTACTGCAGTAATACCATTCCACTCAACGCCCTTGGGATAAGCGCCGCTAGAGATCGGATAAAGGACTGCACGGTCTGTACCTGCTTCGAATTTCTTAGCACCCTGTGCGTCCCAAACTAACTTGAAACCCATATTATTTACCTCCGTTATTGGTTTATTGTGTAATAGTCATTGTAGACTCCGTCATTTACAATTCGTCTATCAAACTCACAGAAGGGAATGTCAAATATAAACTTCTCTTTCAAGTCATTCTTAATAGACTTATACATGTGATGTATCTCCCAATGACCACTTACTACATAAGGTTTGTTATCTGCATGATCCACATTAAACCGATTAAAACTATAAACGATACAGGGATAATGCATTCCGGTATTAGGAGGAGCTTGGTAGTAGACGTTCTGATTACCGATTACACCCTCCAAAAGAGTTTGCATTTCAGTCCTCGTCTTCATCTTCCTCTTCCTCCAAATATAAAGAGCCAAGGTCTAAAGTGAGTCTCGGATAATTAACCTCAACACTACTTACAGTCCATTTGGCTCCTCCAAATTCTACATAAGCTATCTTGTGGAAGTTGTTCTGAAGATACTGGTCGGCTACCACTGAAAGCTTATTTGATACATGCAAATCGGCATTAATCTTATCAGCCTGCTGTTCCCTCCAAGAATCTCTAAGAATATCGCCATAAAAGGGTCTAGGGACAATCTTGGGAACCCATACGCCAGGCTCTGTCTCTACCTCGGTTTTAAAAGCTATGTCACCATACCACTTCATAGAACAACCTCCAACAAAATATCACTTATTATTCGGCTGCCTTAGCAGTCCATTCAGTAGCGCTTACGGTTGAAGAAGAGTAATCAATGGTAAGAACCTTGTTACCATCAACCTTAACAGGCTTGAAAACCTTGGTGCTGTTCTTAACAACAAGAACACCCTTAAGGAAAGCATCAGCAACTGCTGCTTCCTCAGCCTGCGTTGTGTATTCAGCATCAACATAAAGCTTACTGTCGGAAGTCTTTCCGTAAACGATCACTGCAGCAATATACTTGTCAGCTGCATCAATAAATACCTTTGTCATAGTTTATTACCTCCTGGAATTAGTTAGCTCTTACAAGGTAGAAGCTTACAGCAGAGAAAGGCTTGATAAGAGCACCGGACATGCGGGTCTCATACAGGTACTTGTACTGGTTGAAGTCAAGATCGAAATCATCAAAGAAGTCGGTCTTAGCTCCGCCATTGGTACCGATGTTGTAGTCGGCAAGGTTTACATATACACCAAGAAGAGGATACTCAGTAGTAGAGCCGTTTTCGGTGATAGCGATCTGCTGGTTCTCCATAACTTCTACGGGAACGATTTCCTTTACACGCATAGCGGTAGCAACTTCTGCTTCGCTCTTGTACAGACGCTCGTTGATGCCGTTCTCAAGAAGAAGCGCATCAGTAAGAACTTCATCGGTAGTGAAGAAGCTGGGGTTACCGGAACCTTTGTAAAGCTTACGAGACTTAACCATAGCCTTGATAAGTGCCTTGGCGATGTCGTCTTCAGTAGCATTTGCTGCTACATTTACAGGAATCTTAACTGTGAACAGATCAGCATCGTTGTATACGGGACGGATGTGATTCTCCTTGATCTTGTCATCGCTGGAAGCAAGTCTGCCATCGCCGATAAGAATTGCACGAGCGGACTCTTCCTTGAGCATCATCTGCATCTCAGCCTTGATCCAAGCTACTACGTTCATATCGGTGATGTCATCGATATCGTCCTTGTCCAGTTTCTGCTTCTTGTAAATGGTCTGAGGATCGGTTGTTCTCTTGAGCAGGCTGAATACCTCATCCTTCTTAAGTTTACCCTTGATGTAACCACGTGCACGAGCTTCATCCTCGGTAATGTTAGCGAAGATAGACTTTACGCGGCTGAAAGGAGTGTGATGGGTGTTGTTAAGAACCTTATCAACCCAGCCCATGTCTCTCTTGATGAACTCAGGAGTGGTGTTGATTGTCTTAGCTTCAGGGAACAGGTAGTCCATGTTAACTACGCCATAGTCACCATCAGCATGTTCGATAACACCTTCATCAACAGCTGCTTCGAAAGCTGCCTTAAGGGATCCCATCTGCTTACCTACTCTGAAAATCTCCTGGAACTCTTCGTGGGAAAGATAGTTTGCGCTGCTTTCACCGTCAGCGAATACGTTGTGTTTCATTTTCTTCTGATCCTCCTTCATCGGATTTCTTGTCTTCTACAGCCTTCCCAACAAGGAATGCTACGACTTTCTTCTGTTTCTCGTTAAGGGTGTTATAGACGTCCTGAACAGTTTCTTCGTCATTCTCATCTTCTTCACCTTTTTTGTCGTCATTTTGATCATCGCTAGCATGTTTGATCTCTCCGCCTTTAGCGTCTTCAACAGCTTTGCCAACGAGGACTGAAACGGCCTTCTTCTGTTCATCGTTAAGGGTATCGTATACGTCCTGAACAGTCTTTTTTGAACTTTCATCTTCTTCATGAAGGAGTTCATCATTGTAATCTTTCATTTCGTCTCCTTTTTCCGCATGATAGAGCTCAATGTCTCCGTATCCTACAAACTGGATCTCAGCTTCATCTTCGGACTCTTCACCATGCTCCATAACTGAATCGATTAATGCTCCCTTATTTGCACCGGCAAGCACTAAACTTACTTCCTTGATCTCACCATGAAGAACATCGCCACCTCTCTGTTTAAGCTTATTAGCATAAATTGAGAGAGCTACGATATCACCATGCTGGACAAGCTCTTTTGCATTCTGTCCTTTAGTAGTTCCATTGAAAGAGCAGTAAGCATAAACACCTTCTAGTCTTTCCTCAAGTAATGCACGACCGAGGACTTCATCTACGTCATCATGCCTGTGATTCCATACCAGTGGTACTGTCTTTCCATGGTCTCTGGAGAATGCACCATGCCTAATCGTTCTACCATCGGAACAAAGAATATCATTCCTGGTAGCCCAACCCGCGAAATCGTATTTCTTAGGCATCGTTTTTACCTCCTTATTTAATTGATTGTTTTCCTAAAGACTGCAGTAACGTGTCCACGGATTTACCGCTGGTATCACCGGTCTCGGATTCAACATTGCCTGATAACTCACCGTCAGCTTTCAATTCCTCAGTAGATTTGTTAAGGTTTGGATTACTAATGTCATCAGCCTTATTTGAATCATTGGGCCTCATGCCAATTTCAGCCCTTAATTCGTTCGAGGTCATGATCTCGTTTCTTCTGAATTTATCAGCAATCTCAGCCAACTGGCTAACAGGTACTAATTTGAATGGATCTCTAAAGAAGATTACTCTTTGCTTCTGAGTCCGTGCAGTTTTTGACAGGAACTTACGATTCATCTCATCAACAAGAGCCTGACAAATAGGTGCGATTGTACTATTGAAATAATTTATCCGCGTTGCTTCATCAGCAGTTCCGTCTAAGATACTTGGTGTAACTCCAAGTTGAGAAAACAGCTGCTCTGTTAACTCCTTAACCTGTGTCCAGAGATTATTCTCTAATGAACGGTTAAGCTGAGTTACTTTCTCAGTAGCATCTGTGTAAGCAATACCAAGAGGAGAGTTCTCAAGCTGATCCTCTATGTCTTTCTTTCTTCTCTTTGCTTCTTCTCTTCTTTGATCGGATCTTGTTACGTAAGGTAACTGGATAATAAGATCTAGCTTCTTGCTAGTAGCGATATCATTAGAAGTGTTCAACTTGTTAATCGCGGCTATAAGTCTCTGCGCAGTTGAATTTGGTTCGTTCATTATTGAATAGAACGGATTCGTAAGTATTAGGGCTTGTTTCTTCTGGACTATGATGTCCTGATAAATACCCCTATTTTCATTGTAGACGTGAACTTTCACAGCCATTGGATACCATTCAACGATTTTACCTGTTCGTAATTCCAAAATATCGACAGTTTCATTAGTGAATGGATCTTTGTTTGTGTCCGTCGGCACAACGGCTATATATCCTTCATCAAACATCGATTCACAAATATCCTGTATTAGCTCTCTGCCTGTCTGGTCTACATTTGCTTCTACAGTTAAGCATTCGTTCAATGATGAGTAGATGGTTTCTCTGTAATGATCCTCCTCATCAAGTCTTGCATGCTCGAATTCAATCGATGCAACGTCTACCGCAATTCTATTGTATACGGAAGCAACTATGTTTCTTAAATTACCGGTTCTATATCGGACTCGATCTGGTCTTGAACCGTATCCGTATCCAATTTCTTCTATTAATTTACGTGTTTCCGTAGGATCACGCCCTATAAAAGCATTCCACCCTGAACGGATTCGTTGTGCAAAAGTTGGCATTTTCGTTACTCCTTATTCGAACGCGTCTTTGTTTAATTTGTAACTAACAAAAGCGTCCATCATAGCAGCTACTGCATCAATCTTTGCGTCGTAGCTCTTCTTAAGTAATTTCTTATTACCATTCGTATCCTCAATCGTGATACAGTTACCCATGGTAAATGTCATCAATTCCTGATCAAATATAATCATTCGCTCTGAAGCTAACTTCTTTAACTCAGTAAGAGGAACCGATTCTGTTCTTGCTCCTTGTATTACCTTCTCAACACCAAACTCAGAATTCTCAGTAACCCATCGTTGAACGAATTCCTTAGCGTTATAAGGATCGTATCCGAATGATCTAATGTCGTATCCTGCTTGTGTGATACGGTAGTCAAGATCATCATATACTTCCATCATGTCTAGAATCGTTCCTTCCATGATTACTAATGAACCTTCATTGATGAAGTGCTGATACTTTTCTCTCATTGCTCCTGGGAGTTTATGAAGTGTGAAGTCGGAAATATAATTAACGGTCTTAACACCGAATCGACCTCCACTAAGAGGAAATAGAAATACAAAAGAACAGAAGTCGCCACCTTGAGATAAGTCTGCTCCTAGAGCACATGGCATCTGCCAAAAATCTTGATGAGCATGTGGTAGGGTTTCTTCATAAGTAAAGAAGTAAGTATAACCTTCCATTGGTATACCGAATCTCTTTGCAAGAATATC